TAATTCTTCTAAATCACTCATGCCAACATTTAATAAGTTTGAGTCTATTCTTTCAGCGATACGTTCTTCAGCCATTTCTAAAGTTATGTATAATACATTTTTACCTTGTAATAAAACAGATGAAGCAAGGTGTGTCATAAACATAGTTTTACCAACACCAGTACCTGCAAGACAAATATTTAAAGTCTTACTTGGTATACCACCTCTTGTAATCTTATTAAAAAACTCTAGGTCTAATTCTAATCTTTCTTCTTTCTTTTTGTAAAAGTCAAATCGTTCTTTTGATTCTTGCAAATAATCATGACCAACTTTCTGGTCAAAAGATACTGAGAGAGCAGTCGACAATAACTCTGGAAGATATTCTGGTGTATGTTTCTTATCTTTACCATCTATAATTTGTATGCCATTTAAAATCGCATTGTGAATAGAACGGTCTTTACAAAACTTTTCTGTAGTCTCAACTAACCATTCTAGATTAACTGGTTCAGGATTTAGTGTAGATAATATATCAGTAACTTGTTTATATTCATCTTCATTAATAGATTTATTACTATTGATTTCTATTGATAAGGATTCTTTTGTAGGAAGATTATTATACTTATTAACAAACTTATATATTTCTGCAAACAATACTTTTTCTAATCTGTCAGTAAAGTATTCTTCTTTGATAAAAGGTAAAACTTTTCTACAATATGCTTCATTGTGAATTAAGTTTCTAATCGCTGTTCTTTCAATTCTTTCCATTACTTACCTTCTTTCAACTGTTCACTAAACCAACTACCTGATAATTGTTCATCAAGCAATACAACTAGAATATCACCAATATGATTTACAAACTCTTGACTTTCTGTATCAGCCATAATATTATTTTCAATAACAGTATAATCAAACACCATAGGTAAAGCACCTTCTGGTGTCTTTTCTTCTTCTGGCCTAAAACCTACGTTACCATATTTAAGAACTATACTTGCATATGGTCCACTAATTAATTTAATTGCTGTAAAGTCTTCTCCTGGCTTTTCAACAAATACATAATCTTCTCTGTGTTTAGGACTGGTCGTCTGGTGTATCGCTGGTGTCTTCGGCTTCAACTATATCTCCATATTTAAATTCTTTAGTACAAACTTCGTCTAACTGTTTAAGTATATCTGGTGTGAAATACTTTTCAGGATTATTATTAATTGTTTTACCAAATGTTTTAGTGCCATCAGGCAATTCAACTCTTGTTGATACTGATTTAAATATACCATGTTTCAATGCTAAATCTAGCAACCCATAATATCTATCTAAACCTTTGTCGTAAGTTAATCGAACATCTACTACTTTATTTTCTTTTGTCAATCTAGATTTATAATTTTTACAATGTATTATATTACCAATAATTTCTGTGCCATCTTTTTCTTTTCTTTTTGACAGATAGACAATTGAACTAGCCGCATACTTCAGACCAGAACCACCACCCATTTCTTTTGTTGGGAACATACTACCGACAACATCATAAGTATGATTTGTTATGATAAGAGGAACTTTTGCCTTACCTAACTTTAATGTTAATACTCTAAATGCAGCCTTAACAATTTGTGCCCTTGTCATATCTCTAGTTTCTTTACCTGCCTGTGTATCTTCCATTTCTTTAGTTGTTGATAACATGCCTAGAGAATCTAATACAAGTAACAATGGTTTTCGCTCAGACTTATCTTGAGCAATATATTTGTCTAATACTGTAATCGCTTGATGTCTAAACTCTTGAACAGTAGTAACTGGCATTACAACCATACGTTGACTATCAATATCTCTTTCTTCTATAATCTCTTTTGTAACTGCTGATTCTGATTCAAAAAATATAACACCGCCATCTGGATTCTGGTCGAGAAAGTTTTTACACATACCTAATACAAAGAAAGTTTTCCCTGTGGCACTCTCACCTGCAATAGCGGTTATCTTGTTTGATGGTAGACCTTTGTTTATACCACCACCTAGTAATGCATTGAATATATAAGAACCTGTATCAATAAAATCTGTCACATCACCTGACGCACCGTCTGATACTAAACTAGCATATTCATTGCCAGTTTCTTTAATTACGTCTTTTAAAAAATCACTCATTATCTACCTCCTCTTACATTCTTTTTGTTATTATTATACAGTATGTATAATCTTTTGTCAAGCAAAAAACTCATCTAAAGTTGCCTTTCTTGAATTTTTAAATAGGTCTGTTTCTGGACCAAAACACCAAACATTTTCTATGAACATCTTATTCATAAAGTCGGCCTTTTCTTTCTCATTTTTAAATAGAGTATCTGATTTTGGTCGTTGCATAATTCTCATGCCAATCTGACCAAGAAATTTATCTCTAAACTTATCTACTAGTTCATCACCAGAACGATAACGAACATTATGAATTTTTGGATCCATAATATTTACAAACATAAACTTTGAAACTTCCATAGTTTTTTCTGCAACTGCTAAATAGAATTCATCACGCCATTTATCATACTCGTTAAACTTATGCCATGATTGTAGTTCTTGTTTATCACCACCCTTGTTATATTGTTCGGTAGAGAAATATGGCGGACTTGTAAATGCAACATCAATCTTTGGCAACATATGATATGGTAAATCTTCTGCACCACAATTCCATATCTGCACTTTTTTAGGTGTAGGTAAAAGTTTATTGTATGTAGCAATTTGTTCTTGATATCTTTGATATGTATTTGGGTTAGGGTCACAACCATAATATTCTTCAGCGTCTGAAGCAAAGAAACCTGCAAGTCTATCACCCCAACCACAACTTGTATCCAAAACTGTTTTAGCATTTGTAATATCATAGATTGCTTTTGCAACAACTGGTTTAAATTGTGTTGCAATATATGTACCCAATCTAAATGCTGATATGTAACTCTTTTCATCTAATCGACCACCTACTAATTTTTCAGTTTCAGTACCATCTAATTCTTTTATCTTTGTTAGTTTAACATCATTAATGCCTCGCCATATTGGGCCTAAACATTTCCATATAGCATATGCATCACCATTTTCCCAAACTTCTTTAGGTGCTCTGAAGCCATAACTACTACATTCTAATCGTAAGTCTTGCATAAAATAATTACTTATGTCATTAAAGGTACTAGCACCATTTATCAAACCAAGTCCATACTTACTGTAAGGATATTTGTAATCGTCATACTTTTCAAATACTTCTTTTTCTACTTGTTCGTTAGGAATACAAATAGTACTAGTATCAAACTTTTTAAGACGACCAAAACTAAGTCTCATATCACTACTAGTTATTTCTTTAAGTGGAAACACTGGTCTTTCTGAAGCAATATAGTCTGCTAAATGTGTTCTCATCTTCTCTTTTCCGTATTCATCATTCATTTTTTCGAATACAGTAGATGTCAAGATAGGTAGTTTACCGTCTGTAGCGGCGGCTAAGAGACGGCTATATAGTTCATTGTCTCGTTCATAGTGTGTAAATGCGTTTTCTTTCATTAAAAGAAGTTGTCCAGAGTTGATTGTTTTTCAAAATTCCAGTTGATGGCGTTCACAATAAATCGTAATGGTTCTAAGAATGACTTGTCAAACTGCTCATCATGATTAATATATCCATGTAAATTAAATTCTTGTGGCAAGTGAGTAGGGAAAGATATAACTCTTTCTCTTAACGGATTAGGTTCTTTTAAAACAATAAATTTAATCTTATCACCTTCTTGTATTTCTTCATACTTAACTAACTTGTTTTTCTTTAGTAAGTTATTATACAGTAAAGCACCTTTCACATGAATTGGTGTTGACTTTTGATATATGTCTGTTGATGAAGAATACTTTCTAAGATTATTACAAGAACGAGGATATGCAATCTGTTCTGGTCGTAACTTTTTAAAGTGTGTTCTAAAATCATCAATAAATTCTATCAAAGCATTTTCATCTTTAGTCATAATTACTTTCAATGCTTCTTTAATCTTAACACGACAAGGGGCAGGTGTCGAACTCTTAACTGCTTCGATACCCATAATCTTTAACTTAGGTTCTTTTAAATCAACGCCTTCTTCATTGAAGACATTAAGAATATATCTCTTCTTGGCAGTCCATATGCCTTTGTTAGCAATTACTTCTCGTTTCATAATCATCTTTTGGTCAAATGCATTTACATATTTAGCAAGTTTGTCATAACTTTCATCAATTGCTTTTTGCAATTTCTCTTCACAAAATCTATCTAGAACTTTTACAATCTTTCTTGTGTCAGATTTATCTTTAAATATTTTATCTACAACAGCACCAAGTCTTACATAGATAGAGTCAGTATCAGAAGCCACAACATAAGTTACATCTTTTGTTTTTAATAAATCATTTAAATACTTATTTACATCTCTTTCAATCCATCTAATTGCAAGTTGACCTGCCTTTGTAATACCTTCTGCATGTCTTACATCAAAGTATTTAAAGTATTGATTACCGATAGCACCATAAGCACTATTCAAAGCAATCTTTCTTGCAAGTTGAATATTATGATTAGCCGCAATATCATTTAATAGTTTTTTATCACCAGTTTCTTGATATAACTTTTTACATTCAATCATTTTCTTTTTATAGATAACTCGTTCTTTGTATAGTTTATCCATTAACTTAGGAAGAAAACCTTGTTTGTCTGTTCTAAACATTGCACCATTAGGTGTAATAGTAGAACCATCTAGGTGAGATAAATCAGATTCTTGATTTAACATTTTATCTACACTTACAGAATTAGGTTCAAACCCGACCATTGTTTCAGGTGAAATATTATACTGCATAATTAAATGTGGATACAAACTGTTCAAATCAAAACTACAAATCCAGTCGTGAAAACCTACAACAGGATCCTTTACATAAGCACCTTCATAACCACCAGAGTATTCGTTTTCATTTACAGCAGGACAAACAAGTTTATTCTCTTTGAGATAATTAAATATGATAGTATCCCACATACGAACTTGACCAAACACATCTTGATAATTTACTTTGCCTTCATAAGCCATAGTCAAATGTAAAGCAATCAACTGCATTTTATCTTCTAACTTATCGACTAACTCAACATCTTGAATATTATATTCTACAAATAATTGATAATCGTTTTGATAAAACTCTTTGAAAGTATCATATGGATTCTCTAGTTTGTTTTCGCCTAATTCTACTTCACCAATGTAATCTAGTTTGTAACTTTCTTGTCTAATAAATGTATGTTTACGATATAGGTCAAGATAATCTAAAACTGAAACACCAAGAATATCATAATAGTTTTGTTCTCTATTGAATCCTTTAGCAGTTATCTTTGCACTATTAGAAGTTACGATACCCCAAGGACTAAATTGATTTACAAATTCATCACCCATAAGATATCTAAAACGATTCATCAAATAAGGTATGTCAAAGAACTTAACATTCCAACCTGTCACAATATCAGGATTGTAAGCAGTCCAGAACTTAGTAAACTTTTGTATCAAGTCTCTTTCAGTAGAACATTTAAAATACTTTACATCATCACGGTCATTAACAAAGTTGCCACAACCGAAAACAATAATACTTTTTCTTGCATGGTCTTTTACAGTAATACAAATTAAAGGTTCACTTGCAACACTAGGGTCAGGGAAACCATTTTCACTTTCACACTCAATATCAATTGTGATTAATCTTATCTGTTTTAAATCCCAATCAATCTTGCCTGGAAACTTATCTGCAATATATGGATATTGAAATCTTGTATTACCAAAATATTCAAAGTTAGTTACACCTTTGTATTCGTCAATCCACTTTCTTGCCTCATACATACTGTCGTGTTGTATCTTTGCTACATTACGACCATCTAAAGTTTTGTATCCTGTTTCTTTTTGAACAGGAGTAAACAAAGATGGTTTGTAATTTACTTTAAACTTCTTATGACTACCATCATGGTCTATACCACGAACGAGCAGTCGACCTTTATGTGGCAGTACACTCGTATAGAACTTCACTATATTTGTGTATTGTTGAAGTGTTTGTTTAGTGCTGTTAGTTTTTCTTCAGCAGATGCCAACAAGTCCAGTTGTTTGTCTATCTCTTCAACAAACTGTGGGTGTTCGCCAATACCTACTGACTTATCAAAATACACAATTAGAGTAGCGTATGCGGCTGCGATATCTGCTTCGTATTTTTTAAGTAATGCCTTGAATAAGGGATTGTCTGATTGATGCGATTTTGCCATTGTAATTTACCTCTCTTTCATAATTTAAATAATTATAACACAAAAATGTTATGTTGTAAAGCACTAGTCTAAACTATACTTAGTTGTAACCACATATTTTCTATCTGGATTTACCATAACATTTACTCTACTCATAAACTCTCGGTCAAATAGAATTGGCGTTCTATTTTCTCTATCATCTAAAGTAAATTCTGTTTCATATATAGTGCCTAAGAACTCGACATCTAGTTTAACAACATATCTAGTTTCATCATAGTTTCTTAAACCACCTACTGATATTTCTTCTTTGCGAATTATATCACTTGTAATTGTTTTATCACCTAATGTCCATGTAATCTTCTTATCTTTTACATTCATTTTGTCAGCATGAATAACTGACATACCTGAATTACCAGTATCAAACTTTGCAACAATTTCACCAAATGGTTTGATAGTTACAATCTCTTTGAATCCACATTCACTTGGTACTTTAACCCAATTATTTTTGTCAGCAAAGAATTCTATAATCTCTTTACTAATATTTTGACC